GCTATGTTAACTAACAACCAATATGTGCAGCCTCTAAAGGTCTCATTTAATAACAAAAAGGTTATCGCTGCCGGTGCCGCATATAATTCGATTGTTACAAAAGTTAGTTATGAAAAGCCACAGAAGCGAGATTACAAAGTTAAGGCGTGGCTAAGATTTAATTCAAATACGTTTGATGGAGTTCAGTTAGTAGGCTCTCTTGTTAGAGGTAAGGATACCAAAACAATCGCTGGGTGTACGTTTAAAGTATACTCTATCGACTTAACAGATTCTTGGGTAGAAACTCTTCGCACAACGGTATCTGGTACTCCTATATCAGGCAATAGATTTTCCGCTAGTGTCCTAGAATCTGCTTTAGCACCTGCCGAGCTAACTGGTGAAATAACTTATAAGATTGAAGTTGAAGTCACTAGACTAGGTAAGCTTTATTCTGATATATTTTATTTTAATCACTTAGGCATTTACGACAGTTTTATTCGATTAAAGAACGATGTTGAATTTTTAGATATAACAAAATTAGACGAATAGTCTAACATGGATCACAGTGCTCCATTAAGTTAGGTAACCGCCATAACCGAAGGTAACCACTGCTGGTTATCTGCTTGGAAAAGGCAATAAATTTGAGGTAAGTAAATATGGCTAATGGTTGGGCAGCAAAACAGGTACTAGCAGGGGCATCTCCCATTGTTGTACCAGCATCTCAGACAAATGTATTAGTGGGAAAGGAGTATCCAATTACAGCTGGAGGCTCCTTGAACCATGTCGTTAAGTTAATAGCTTCAGGAGTTACTCTAACTAACGCCATCACAGCTAAACTGCAGTCCGCAATCAGTGACGATTGGGTAGATAGTAAGACTGTCTCCATTACAGCAAACGGCAATTTCTACATTAAATTGCAAAGTAACGCTTCCGGCGATCAATCCCACTTGCCTCTATTGAATAAGGGCCGGTTGGTTATTACTACAGGTGTTGGCGATTTAGTAACTATCTCCAGTGTAGAAGTTCTACAAGAACTGTAATCTGAAAATGGATGCTTCTTTTCCAGCAGATAATGATAAGCTCCTAGCCGCCGCACTTCGAAGATTAGAGGTGTTGCGGAGAAGAGAGGCATTTGATCCGATTAATCCGGACTCAAAGCCTACGTTGAAACAATTAGAAGTATTCAATGACTTCACCAAATTAAAGCAGCAGTGGATTCGTGCAGGAAACCAGTCGGGAAAGAGCCAGACATGCGCTCGGATGCTTAGCTGGTTCATAACTGAGACGCATCCTACGTGGAGAAGGCCTGCTACCTGGGGCGAGGAGTCCCTACTCGCTATCGTTTGCGGTAGAACTGGTAAACAGATAGAAGACTCTCTACTTCCTAAGCTCAGGAGCTACTTAGAACCTGGTACCTACAAGGAAGTTCGCATCGGTAACATCATCCAGCGCTTGGAACTGGATAATGGTAATCGAATTATCTTCCAATCTCTAGAAAATCCAAATGTTGCTAGGGAAAGGCTCATGAGTTACGTGGCACACATCACTTGGTGCGACGAATTACCTCCAAGTCTAGAATTAGTTCGAGAATTACTCGTAAGAACCCAGGCCCGTGACGGATTTAGTCTGTTCTCCTTCACTCCAACCATCGTAGCTACTGATATTCAGAAGTATGTGGACGGATTAAAGGAACCTGAAGGGAAAGTATACAGATTCCACATGTTGGATAATCCACTGTACCGAGATCCGGAGAGAAAGTCTCAACTTCTAGGAAGATACGCTCACCTACCTCAGGATCAGCAGGATGCTATCTTCAAGGGCGAGTGGTTAGCTGGGGATAACCAGGTATACTACTTCAATTGGAATACTATGGTAGAGCTTCCCAATGAATACTCCAGACTCTGGAGACATGTGGAGGTCGTGGACCCCGCTCTCTCGAGTGCCCTCGGGTTAACCATCTGGGCAGAGGATCCTAAATCAAATGTCTGGTATTGTGTACGTGCTGAATATATTAGAGGTATCTATATTCCTACAAAGGTGATAGAAGCTGTTCGGGATGTCACAAAAGATTATAATATAATACGCAGGAGAAGTGACCCGCACGAGGTCTGGTATATACAGCAGGCAGCCGAAATGGGAATCCATTACGAGGGCGTGTATAAAAAGAATGAACGGAAGGGGGAGCTTATTATGGGCCTGCAACAGGCTCTAGGCTCCAAAATCCGCATCTCTCCAACCTGTACCCATCTGATAGATGAGTTGCAGACCTGTAGGTGGAGTGACAGAGCGGATAATAAGATTGTAAATGCAAGTAGTTTCCATCTTCTGGATACAGCACAGTACTTCTGTGATAATATACCTAAGGCAGAAAATAATATAATTGCGACCAGCCACCATGACTGGCTATATCAGGCTAATGAGAAGCGTAAAGTAGCGGAAGAGAAGAAGAAGAATCAGTTAGAGAAGAAGATTAAACTTAGAAGAGGGAGATCTGCATGGAACTGATGATACTGATGTGGGTACTAACTATTCTCGTACCTATCCACGGATTACTGTTCCTTGGAAGAATGAACGAGCGTAAGAGGATGAGAGCACTTGTAGTGCAATATTGGAAACTTAGGAACCACAGGAGATAGTAGAATGAAGTTAATGCTGAAACTAGAGATGCCGAAGGAACCTGGTTGTAATGAAAAGATTAAGAGTATAGAGGATACGGTAAGGGAAGCAATTGAGTTAGTTGACAGTGGGTACTGCTCCAATGTAGAATGGATCTTGCTGAATAAGTTATATGAAAAACTGTGCTGTATGAAGAAAACACCTAGAGTTCAGAATATAATTAATATGATAGAGCCTGTGTTAGCTAAGTACGGTTACCATAAAAAGGGAATAAACTAGAATGAAGCCTATTGCATGGACAGATGATATTACCAAGCAGGAAGTAGCTAAGCGCTTTCGCAATGCTTCAGAGTCTAGGAGATCAGATGAGGACCGCTGGGCTAGTAACGAGCGTGCTATCTACGCTACCAGCAACTCTCAACAATCTTCCCAACTTCAATCTAATCTAGAGAATAGCTTCAATACCGGCATCCCTGATATCTCAGGCTCTAATGCGGATATGAACGTCTCCTATACATTCAAGAACTTCCGGTTCATCCACGCTCAGATGTCCAGCAATCCACCTTCCGTGGTAATGAGACCTACGAGCTCGGACCAGGAAGACCATAGAAGGGCGGATGCTGCCGATAGAGTAGTTCGCTATTCTATCCGCCAATATAATATGCAGGAGAAAGTGGATCAATTGACATTGAATACTCTCCTGTATGGCCTAGGCTGTGTAAAGACTACCTGGGATTCAGGTAAGGGTGCTATCCTGGAATTCGATAAAGAGACCGGGGAGATGAAACTAGAAGGGGACATTTCAGTAGAAGTTCCTTTCATGTGGAATATATTTATTGATCCGGATGCTAAGTCCATCGATGGAATAAAATGGGCTATTGAGCGGTTATACTTAGACTATGATGAAGCGTGCATGCGCTGGCCTAATAAGCGGGATGAATTGAAGAAAGCCCGTATCGAGAAGAAGGACGGAGCTGGAAGCCAACAAGGAAGAAATACCAATATTCAGGATGACCACTATAATGTCGTGGAACTGCTAGAGTATTGGGAAACTGGACTTCCTACTAACGGCTACCTAGGTCGTTACTGTATCTGCCTAGCTGATGGCACCCCAATCGAGCACTGTAAGCCATCCCCATTCCGCTTCAAGAAGGCTGGAGCTGTAGCTAATATTGAAGCTATGGATATCTCTGAGGATGAGAAGGAGAGGAGAATCAATAGACTCCCTGAGCAGGCTCAACTACCGTTTCACTTCCTTACTGATATTGATGTACCTAATAAGGTGATCGGTCGCTCCTTCGTAGAGTATGCATCCCAATTGCAGGAGAACCTAACTCGCCTGGATACTGCTCGTCTGGATAATATACAGGCCCATTCAGCTGCTCGTATCGTTATCCCTGAGAGTGCAGAGATTGCCGATGACGGCCTCTCCAATAGCCCGTGGGACGTAACTAGGATTGCGGGTAACCAGCCCCCTTACTACATGTCCGCCCCTCAACTAATGCCCGATATGACACCAATGAGACAAGATGTTATAAATGGTATAAATGAAGTATCCGGCGTTAATGAGGCAATGTTCGGCCAACAGTCTCGGGAGCAGGCAGCTGCAGCGATGCAGTATGCAACTAACCAGGGAAACACTATCCGCCGTAGATTATTTAATAAGTATGTTCTAGTAGTTGAATCTATATATAAAGGCATTCTCAATCTATCTCGAAAGCACTGGACCATGACCAGGACAATTCAGGTACTTGGTAAAGAGAAGGCTCTAGAAGCTATCGACCTGAAAGGTGCTGATATTGATGGCGGTTATGATGTTGTTGGTGAGTACGGAGTCTCCCTAAGTCTGGACCCTATGACCAGAAGGCAGGAAGTATTAACTATGCAGCCTCTCTTCAAGGAAGCGGGTATCCCTGCTAGAACTACTCTACGTATGATGAAGTTGTCTGAGCTAGAGGGAATGTACGATAAATTGGATATGGCAGGAAACCGTCAGAAGGAAATCTTCGATGCCATGATAGCTACCAATACCTACATAGCTCCTCGTAAATATAGAGATCATGAGAATATGATTGCATGGGCATTAGACTATTTCATGTCCAGCGAATATAATAACCTTCCAGATGAGGTACAGTTACTCTGTGAACAGCATATTGAGGAACGTGGTAGATTGGCTGCTGAGGAAAGTGGCGGGGCCCCACAACAGCAAGCCCCAGGCCCCCTCCCCTCAGAGCCCGCAGGAGCCGTCCCCGATGCCGGAGGCCTCCCTCCCATCCAACCAGGATAATAATAGAATGGCTGGGAAAGATTTAGCAGATGGTAGCCAATTCCATCATAGGAAGATAAACCAGAAGGGCCTAGATTTGATTAAACAGTTCGAAGGCCTTGAACTAGAAGCGTACCCTGATCCTGGAACCGGCGGAGAGCCGTGGACCATAGGCTATGGCCATACTAATCCAGGGAAAGTAAAGAAGGGGGATAAGATAAATGAGCAGGAGGCAGAAGAGCTTCTTATTAAGGATATCGCTAGGTTCGAGGATGGCGTGAACCAGCTCGTTAGGCAGCCTATTTCCCTCAATCAATTCAGTGCATTAGTATCTTTCTCCTTCAATGTCGGACTCGGGAACCTGAAGTCTAGCACCTTGTTAGCTCTTGTTAATACTAACAAACTTACAGAGGCTGCTGCTCAATTTGAGCGGTGGAACAAGGCCGCAGGTAAGATACTGCCGGGACTGGTGAAAAGACGGAAGGCGGAGTCCCTTCTGTTCCTACTCCCAGATTAACCGTAGGTAACCACTGCCTGTTATTTGCAGTTAATAGTAATTTATATTGACAAACCCATTGACTTCATGTATAGATATAAGTATAGTCATAATATCACTAATAGAACCGTGCCCATTAACCACATCCTACATTGTGTAGGCCTGGCAGGGAAGCGGGGAAGTCGCCTATCCAATACTATTGGACGGCAAGCAAAAAAGGAAGATAGTTATGACAGGTAAAAGTACATCAGATTTGATCAGAAGTGGAGTCGCACAAGCAGCAGCTGGTAAGGAACTGGACAGTAACACAATAGGGGGAGACACTAACAGTGAATCTCTCGGCGTCAGCGTGGATGAGGGTAATTTCACAACCGCAGGTGAATCTGAAGAAACAGATTTGCTTCCAGGTGATGAGGCTCATGAGCAAGACTCTTCCCAGAACACCCCACAGGAGCAGGCCAGCCCAAGTGAGAAAAATGGAAAGACATCTAGTAAAGAAGTCATCACAGTTACAGACGAGACAGGTCGTCGGCGTAAAGTAGAAATTGATTACTCTGACCGAAAGTCAATTCGTAAAGCTCACGAAATGATGCACGGCGCTAGGAAGTGGCAAGCTGAAAGAGACAGTGCCAAGTCGGAACTAAGTAAGGTGAACGCAGATGTCGCTGAGCTAAAGTCCAACTGGAATACTCTCGAGAAGGCATTTCAGGAAAGAGGAGAAGAGGGCGTAATTGACCTCCTAGCCGGAAGACCTGGAGCCTACAAACAGCACATTGCGAAGCAGCTAGAGAAAGCTAAGTTTCTGGAAAATGCATCCCCCGAAGAGTTGGAAGTATTCCAAGCTAGGGAATCAGCTAGTCTCCAAACTAAAGAACTTGAACGTATCCGCAAGGAGAACGAGGACTTTAGACAGAAGATGGCTAGTGAGAAGGAAGCAGCAGAACTATCAGCAATCGAAAGTAGAGTTCATCCAGTATTCGAGAAGTACCGTTTTGCGGACAAGCTCGGTGATGCTAATGATGAGCACCTATTCGATGAAATGCTCTGGACTAGCGCAATGAAAAGGCTAGAGCCATATGAGGATCAGGGCCTTCAGATCACTCCTGAACTAATTGATAGAGAGTTTCGCTCTGTAGCAATGGCACTTAGAAAGCGTATCGGCGTACAAGCTGAGAAGAAGGCTGCTAAGGTTATTGAGCAGAAGAAGCAAGAAGCTACTGAGAACGTTCAGAGTTCTGTACGGGCAGGATATAAGTCCTCTAGCACTGCAAACGAAGCTAGAGATCTAATTAACAACGGTAACATTACAAGCCTACTTAAAGGCTGGGGCAAATACGGTTCCCTTTTCAACAAATAAGCCTGAATAAACAGGCACAAGAAAGGTTAGGATACTTCTATCGCATTCCAAAACATCGACAATCTACAACTTGGTAATCTCCTCCAGATTATCTTCTCTAACGGCGTAAGAAACCAGATCTCGCAAGACTTCCGAGACTTCGAAATGGTTAAGCGTGCTAAGGTTGGTAGCTCTGTAGCTCGTGAACTCCGGTTCATGTTCCAGAGTTCTTTCGGCCCAGCTGCTATCCAGTACCGTGATCCAGGAACTTCTGGTCGTTCGTTCCCGAGCGCTCAGCAGGCTACTGTCAATGAGTACACTGCTAAATTCAAAGAGATTAACGCAACTATCGAACTAGAGTATAACCTCTGGGATAGAGCACGTAAGTCTCCTGAGAAGTACGCCGAGCCTCTAGCACTTGAAATTGACAGCAAGGCTTCAGCAGCTAAGCGTCTATGCGCTCGTGACTTCTACGGTGACGGTACAGGCGTTATCGGTACTGTTGCTTCTGCAGCTGTTACTAGCCCTGCATCAGATAAACTGGTTTTCACTTTCCAGAACACCAACACTTCACGTGGCCATGTCGGTAACTGTGAATACGGTGATATCCTAGTTCTAGTAGCAAACGCTGGTTCAGCGTCTGCATTGAACACAAGCTTGGCAACTGAGCCAGCTTACTGGCGAGTTATTGACAAGGACCGTGAGAACGCTTCTGTTACTCTCCAAGGCTTGAATGCTTCTCTAGCTTCTGCTGGAACAATCTCTTCTATCTCAGCTCAGCCAACTGCTGGCGATGTTTTCTATCGCTATGGTCAGCCAACTATTCCAGATCTTTCTAGCATCTCTGACTACGGCACTGTAACTGAAGTTATGGCGGGTCTCGAATCTCTAGTTGCTGGTGACGGTCGTACTGTTCACGGTATCACTATGAGCGGCGCAACTGCTGGTTCACGTACTAACGCTGGTGCAAACCCAATTGACGTTAAGTGGATCCAGAAGGCAATGGATAAGGTAAAAGTTGCAGTAGGTCAGGATCGCTACAAGTGGAAAATGATGTCTATGGCTCCTGAAACTCATGCTTCATTAATCGAGTCTCGTGAAACTGATCGTCGTTTCCAGACTATCGATGACAATAAGCGTGGCGTTAAGGTCTTCGCTTACGTCCATGGTAACGATACTCTCGAGTGCTACACTTCTGAGTACGTCTCTCCTAAGAGAATCTACATCCTCCCAGAAGCAAAGTCTGGCGAGAAGGTCCTCGAGTTCCACGGTTCTGATTTCGAGACTGTTAAAGGTCAAGGAATGAGTGACTTCAACTTGAAGCCAGGTGCTTCTGGTGGTTATGTTAACTCTATGGTTTCATACCTCCAAGCAATCGGCGTCTACATCTGCAAGCATCCAGCTGCAGTTGCAGTAGTTGAGAATTTCACAAACAGCTAATTAGTTGCGGGGATGCTAACATGTGTCCCCCTCTAATTTAGAACTCGTACTAGGACGGAGTCCCTCCTAATAGTACGGCTAGCGCCACCTGCTAGATAGGTTTCCTCAACGGATATAACCTGGTGATAGTGGTGGGGTAGTTGCTAACTAACAGGTGCCACCTACCTTCTTTTGATTAAGATAGTGGTGGGGTGATTGCTAATCACAAACAAATGGAGCAGGAGTAGATACCCATGTAGTATCCTACAAGAACGAGGCGTTACAGGACGCCTACCTTCTTCAGTTTAATTTGAGGCCTGACCAGCCCTACTTAAATATGGTCTAGATTCATTAACTAAATAATTACAGGAATACACTATGTCAAATCCATCATTAAGCACAGAAGCCGGTAAAGCAGGCGAGTACCCATCCAGCCGATTCAACCAGCGTGAAAGAAAGCTCCTTGCCTCAGTCAAGGACTATGTAGACGCTCTCGCACCCTCAGCCCCATCTCATGTTATTAAGTATGCAGCTCAACGCACCACTGTTGGTGGCGCAGCAGCTGAAGCAATTACCGTAACTGGAGCACTAGCTACTGACCTTGCATTCGTTCAAATAAAGAATAACGGAACTGGTAACGTAACGGTTCTGGAAGCAGCGGTCACATTAAATACATTGACTGTAACCTTCTCTGGTAACCCAGGAAATGACACAGTTATCTACTACCAAATCGTTAGAGCAGTCTAATTTACTGTCTAAATAAACACCCGAGCCTCTGGTTCTTGATAGATCCAGGGGCGGGCCTCTTAAATAATCCGAGGACTAAAAGTGGCAACTACTCTGACCCGTAATTTGAAACTCCGCATTAACAGTAACTTAACTGCGGATGCCAAATTTAATCTGGAAAAAATAGACGCCCTTGGTTCTACCTTCCTTGTCGATTCAACCGACACCCTCAATATCCGCTCTCGGAGTAATATCTCAATCGAGCCGGACTCTGCCGATCTTGGCGGAAACTCCACAGGCGGTAGTCTAAACATCGGGAATGGTAGCCACCTGCTAGCTTCAGTGGCTATTCATTCCGATTCTACTACCCTGTCAAGCCCCCTAGGTCTTAAAGATCAGGCAGCTGGCGGTAATAAACACCTACTAATTCAATATAAATCGGACAGTCTAGGTAGTGCGGACACTACCCAGAATCGTACCTTTTCCATAGATCCGCAAGGGGGAAACAGGTCCCTTCTCCTAGAGGGAGATCTCTCCCTTGCCGGTGGTTCCATTACATTCACTACAGCTGCTGGATCCAGTGTAACTGTACCGGCGACTGGAACTCTCGCTACCCTAGCGGGAACTGAGACATTAACCAATAAGACCATTAATGCTTCTCAGAACACTATTCTAAATCTCACGAACTCAGCAATAGCTGCAGGTGCCGGGATTGTATACAGTAAGTTGTTGCTAACTGACAGTATCCTCAATTCAGATATTAACTCAGCAGCAGCTATTCAGTACTCTAAACTAAACCTCAATGGTAGTATAGTTAATTCAGATATAGCAAATAGTGCTGCCATTGCAAGAAGTAAGCTTGCATCTGGTACCCTGAATCACGTTCTCATAAATAATGGAGATGGGGCCCTATCAAGTGAGGCTCAGTTAGCTATAACTAGAGGTGGTACTGGGGCGGGCACTGTAATAGAAGCTCTAAATAACCTACTACCTCCTCAATTAGGCCAGGACAATAGGTTCCTTAAAACAGATGGTTCTAATGTAAGTTGGGAGCTAGTTGCTGGTGGGGGTGGTAGTGTTCTGGAAGCGGAAGCTGTTTGGACCAATGCCGAGGGCACTACAAAGGTAGTAACTCATAACTTAAATAGTAATAATATAGATATATCAATAATAGATCTTGACGACAACAGTCTAATTAACATAGATTCTATTGTAGTTACAAATAGTAATAGCGTATCATTAAGTTCATCTGAAGCACCGGGAAGTTCCTGGCGAGTTATAATTCAAGCAAACCCATAAGGAGTAATTCATGAAATTGTTCGGATCACTAAGTCGCCTGGTGTCCATCCTGTTCCGCAAGGACTCACAGGATATTACCGTTCGGCCAAATCAGTCAACCACGTACACAGCAGCTAGGGACGTTCAACTCCCTGCTGGAAATGCGGACCATGTTCTAATTTCCAGGACAAGTACCGACACCTTGACTAATAAGTCAATTGATGCTGATACCAATACGATCACTAATATTGAGAATGCTGATATTAAAGCAGCAGCCGGTATCGTCGAATCTAAGTTAACTCTAGATTTTGCTACTTCCACGTTGAACACAAACATTACAAATGCACAAACTAATATTAATAATCTTGTTACTTTATCCGGTGTTGCTGCTAATGCTACAACCCTTGGCACATTTACAGGGACAACCATCCCTGATTCCTCTACGAATAAGGCGGCCCTCCAGTCCCTTGAGACCTACGGCGAAGCAACCAGGGCCTTAATTAACGGCCTTGAATGGCAGGCCTCAGCTCTCGATTATATTGTAAATAATACAATAGCCCCTCCTACCGAAGTCTCTGGTAATAGGTACATCCTATCCCATGACGGCGGCACTCCACACGCTAACTGGGATGGTGCAGCTGCTGGTAACATCGTTGAATTTAATGGAACAGTTTGGGTAGCTACTGCAGCAACTACAGGTATGTTTATTTCTGCTGACGATGAATCCACTCTCCTTTATTACTGGGGCGGTTCAAGTTGGACAAGTAAGGCTTTCGAATCTACAACAGCTTCTACAGGATTAACTAAGGTTGGGGTCGATATACGTTTAGCTGATGCTGCTGAGAATGCCTCCGGTATTCAAGTCAGTGGCGGTGTAATTACTCTAAATGATCTCGGTGCTTTCAATGCTGATAATCTTGCAGAAGGCGCAACTAATAAGTACTATACGGATGAGAAGGCTCAGGATGCCGTTGGTACAATCCTTACTGATACAAGTTCAATTGACTTTACATATAACGATGGTGCTAATACAATCTCCGCTGCAGTTCTCCCAGCTGGTGTAGATCATGATGCCCTCCAGAACTTCGTAGCTAACGAGCATATCGACCACTCAGCTGTTTCTATTGCTACATCAGCAACTTCAGGCCTATCTGGTGGTGGTGATATAACCACAACTAGAAACCTTCTTGTTGCTCCTACCGCAGCTACCGCAGCTACCGTAACAGCTGCAGATACATTCCTATTTGCTGATGCTTCCGATTCCGATGGACTTAAGAAGGCGACAATTCAGGGAATATTGGACCTAGCCCCAGCTTCCTCTAACTTTTCAACTACTTGGGCAGATGGCTCAGCTACAAAGGCTGTTACCCATAACTTGAACAGTCTAGTCGTACTTGTTGAAATCTATGACCAAAACAACGAAACAGTCCTTATAGACATAGTGGATAGGGATACAGTTAATAGTTTAGCTCTTACTCGTTCGGAAGCCACTGTTGGTGGTACCTGGACAGTAGTAGTTCGTGCTTAATTTATTGACGTATCGTCAATAGTCTGATATAGTGAATAGATGGGAGGTAGAATCCCCTGCCGTTCCCCGCAAAGAAAAGACCCGGTACTCATTCGGGTAGTATAACGCTGGCTTCAACCAGCCCTAGAAAGGTGTAATCATGAAGTTGTTCGGTGCAATTAAAGAGTTAGTATCAGCAGTATTCCGTAAGGACAGTAACGAGATTACCCTTCGGCCTAACCAGTCAACCACTTATACTGCCGCTAGGGATATCCAGTTCCCTCCAGGAAACACAGATCATGTAGTAGTTTCAGCTACTTCCACTCAGACTCTTACAAATAAGACCTTTGATGCGGATGGTACTGGCAACAGTATTACTAATATTGAGAATGCGGATATCAAATCCGGTGCTGCTATCGATGCGGCTAAGCTTGCTGACGGATCTGTATCTAATACAGAATTCCAATATATCGGCGGCCTTACCTCGGATGCCCAGACTCAGTTGAATGCTAAGTTGGATGACTTTAGTTCCTCAAATGATAACCGAGTAGTTCGTACTGATGGTACCGGCGGTAGTGCTGTCCAGGAATCTCCCCTTATTCTATCAGATGTTGGTGCTCTATCGGGTATCACTCAATTGGATGCGGACAATGTTCGTATCGATGGGAACACGGTATCCAGTACCTCAGGTGACTTGAACCTGAATGCTGGTGTCAATGTAGTTAATCTAGAAGCAGCTAACGTATTCCTACGGGCAGGTGCAGACCTCTCATTCTATGATAACGATAACACTAATGCTATTACTATTAGTGTCCCTGCTAATGTAACCGCAAATAGAACTCCTCAGATTCCAGATGATACTGGTAACTTTGTACTAACTAGTGCTACCCAGACATTAACTAATAAGACACTTACCTCCCCGGCAATCAATACTCCGACTGGAATTACTAAAGCGGATGTCGGGCTTAGCAATGTGGATAATACCAGTAATGCTACAGAGCGTGCAGCAACTGCTACCCTAACTAATAAGACACTTACCGCCCCTATATTAGATGACTACTTCGATGTAAATGAGGAAGCAGCTCCCGGTACTCCGGCATCTGGTAAAGTACGTGTATATGCTAAGACAGATCAGAAGCTATACACAAAGAATTCCAATGGGGTAGAGCAAGAAATCGGATCTGGCTCGGGTCAGGGTGAGAAATCTTATGTAGAGAATGCTAGTGCCGCCGTTGACCTTACGGGCTGGAACAGTATCGGAGACATATTCCTTTCTAGGACTGTCAGCGCATCTGAATTACCAAGAGAATTTACTACCGGCTCCGGCATCAAGATAACTGCGGACACTAATACCCAATCCGTAGCGGACTATGTGTATTACGATTTCAATCTAGAT